AGTAATATCACTTCCTGAATGTACGCTTACGGAATTAGACTCGAATACCGACGTTCGGATGATTCCCCGCGCTGCAATATTCCCAACTTCTAAAAGATCTGATTTCAGGAGTAATCCGGCTCCCATAAACCCGGAAACATAATTTGATGTGACAACCGCGGGGACTCCGCCGTAGTCCCCGTCAACGGTGATGTACTCACCTGAAGTCGCGCCTATCCTCATCAGGGTATTGGTCTTGTCAAGTAGAATCTTCGCATCAGCGGGAACTTCAGCGTCGCCGAAAAAATCAAGACCGGCGTAAAAGCCACCAAGCCGCATGGTTGAACTAATTAAAATTGACGTGCTTGCCGTCCCCGGTAAATCTTCTGAAACCCCATATGTCGAAACAGATCGGATTTTTATATAACAAGTATCCCCAGGTTCATAAACCACGCCCAAAGCATTAAAGGTAAACGTCCCCGTCCCATCCCGGCCAACATAATAATAGGTAGAATCATCCTTGGAAGCATAAATTTCAGAATATGCGTAAAATGGATCAGTTGTCGGAGGGATAAAAGAAACCCTCACGGCATCGAAATCATACGCCGTCCCCACTGCGGTCATCACTGACGAAATAGAAGTCGAAGCTGCTGGAACTTGGTATGGATTAGGCAGAGTTGATTCATACCCGGCCTGTTCACCCACCTGTGCATCATCATAAATGCCGGAATAGTATGCCTGCAATGTGAATATCGGCTGCCCGTTTGGTGTGTCTGTCTTTGAGGATATCAGAAATTGCTTTGTAGTCCATCCGGGGAGCGTGTGAGTCACGGTCGCAAGATCATAAATCTCCAAGTCCCCAGCGTCGGAAAACCCTTGTAACTGGCAACGATAGTTTTCATATTTGAATTTGTTGAATTTGTACTGCGCTCTGCGTCTAGCCAGCTCTGCGTTGGTGATATAATAACAAGACTCTTCGTGGAGGATTTCGCCATTGATATCGATATCGTTTTCGTCTCGTATCTCGACTGACGTTTTCTGATATGAATTGTCTGAATCAATATAATGGATCCGTACAATATTCGGTGTTTCCGGCTGGCTCCAGGTCAGTGATCCTTTGACGATATTATCCATATCGAAGGCATGGGAGACGGATTTGGCTTGCAGGCCACCTGCCCCATCCGCCTCTTGCGCAGAATCCCAAACGCATTTATACTTTCCCTGGCTCATAATGACTTGACCATTGAATGAGTGCCATAGCAATTTTTTGGCATCATTTATCGTCATATTCGTGTCGAAGTTGAAGTCAAATCTGTACCGGGGGAGAGAAGAACCGGCGGGGACTTCGTTACATAGAGCTTCTAAAGATTTGAACGAATTGAGATCGAGATTTCCCGCAACCTTTTCTTCTACATTAAGATAAAAGTCATAGAGAATAACAGCATTGTTACGGGTGACCGCTGCAGCACCACCAGCCAAGGGGAGGCATTTCAATCCATTTAAAGTGACGGTAATATTTGGATTGTAGCCTACTTGTTTGTCGTTCTTTACAAAGGTAAATGCGGTGTATGCCCTGCCCCGATATGCACATTCTCTTGATGTAAATCGTGCATCGGCTGTCTGCGCCCATGTGCCCTTATATTCTGTTTTCGTATGTGCCCCGGTCAGATCCCCCCATGCAATATCGTTTACATACCACTCAGTAATCCCGTCAATTTCTCCGAGACAGTGAGAAACTATAATTCTTAAATCAGTATCATCGGCGGCATTGAATCGGATTTTATTACCGCCAATTTTACAAAGGCCGTAACACCTCGAAGCGAAGATTCCTTCAGAAATGGTGTTGCCGATCTGGTTTGATGCGTAGGTGGGGGAGTTGCCGATTTCCGGGATATCAAAAAGATCACCGGAAATAAGCCCAATTCCAACATCAATAATATCACCGGCAAAACCAATTACATCGCCTATAATAGGAATATCTTCGGTAATATCTTGAACCCAATCTACAACTTTTTCAATTGGATCGGTTATAAAATCAAAAAACCCCATTATGTCACCGCGTCCGATTTTTTACTAATAAATACAATTACCAAAATTTTACAATCTTCGGTGCTGAAGTCGCAACAGCATCACCTTCTTTTTCAATGTGGATGCACCCGCCAAAGTTTACCGAATTATCCGCACTCGGCCCCCAAGCGCTCCCGGCCCCGCACACGTCCCAGGTTTTATCGCAGCCCTTATAAATTACATAGGTACAATCTGAATCAATCGCAAAGGGCATGGCTACGTCAAAGATGACAGTATTATCGGTAAAGTCTTTTACGACTCTCCAATAATCTACCGTAGCTTTGGTTATCTTTATCTTTCCATAATTCCAGAAGTCATCGACTTGGATTAGAGCGTCATCCACCAGCGTAGTTGTCGAGCCAGAATCCGCTGTGCCAGAAGCCGTGAGAGAAGTCAAATCTGCAAGCCCGTCTGTGTTGCATCTCGTTCCCCCAAACTCCAGAGGACACATTCTCTGATAGGGAAAGTTCAGCATCTTTCTATCAAGACCCTTGCCAGAGGTAGCGGTTATCGGAAGCCATAATCTACCAATGTCCCGCGGTTGTTCCATGTGGCCTCTAAAAAATTCATTATAATTATCCGCAGACCCTACTGCATCGAGATAAATCAGCTTGATAACGAGTGAACAGCCCCGGAAATCTTGATTGTTTGCATAAGAGGACATGTCCTTTGAGACGTTGCCGAAGTTTACTGTAACCCTTTGAATCTGGCCTTCCATAGTTTGAACTATATTCCCAATTTCTATGGCCTTCGCGGTATAGACTTGTCCACCCGTGGGGAAGGCCTTGTTTGCTTTGGAGGCGGCGAAATACAGAGGGGTGGAAAGGCCCAGTTCAAAGAGAAGGCATGGGCGCTTTGCCTCTGCATCCATTTGTGTTACGAAATCTACTTCAAGGCTCTTCGACATTATGTACTCTTTTCCATAGTAAGTTGGACATTCCAAACGCCATTGGCGACCGGCATTATTTTCAGACTCCCATCAACCCAGCGGCCTGTAATATTTGCCCCCGATTCGATATACGCCGGAACCGCCGTCCATATAAACGAATCATATCCGCCATAGCGGCCTTGATAATGAGAGACAATCGCATCCTTTTCCGCCGTGGTACAGTTCTTAAATGTGAGGCGATAGCGTTGAAGCGCAGTCGCGGATAGGTTCAGATATTCTTTTTTCATGGATTCCGACGGCGTGATTACGTTGTTATAAATGGGGTTTTCTTCAACCACCTCATGCGGCGTTGTTGCAAAATCATCGGCTGCCATTATGCTCTCCCTCTTATCATCTGCCTGGTCTGGCCGTCATTTTGGTAATCTTGGACCACCGCCCCTGGCGCTACCCGCTTTGCAATTACTTCTGCAAGTTGGGCGAAGACTTGCCGCTGTGTGGCGGCGTCCTGAAAGACTGGATTTTCCATTTTAACTATAAAATATGTATCTCCTCCGCCAGTTACATTAACGGGCACCTTCCCGCCCTTCAATGGGATATGCGCCTCATCGATATTCCCAGTCTGGTAAACACCCTTGGCGCTGGATATCCCGCCTTGGTCATAGGAAGGTGGTTGCGAAGACCTTATCATCTGTACTTGCGCCATACCGAAAGCAACGGCCATCGCCGCGGCGGCGACGCCAAGCGCAGGGCCGACGATAGGAATAGGGGCAAGCGCTTGAAACGCTTTTATCGCAGCCGAATATGTAGCAATGAGCGTCTCTGTAATCTTGAAAGCCTTGTACATCGCAAACGCTTTCTTTGAGTGCTTTCCGCCCATCTCTGCAATTTGTTTAAAGTTGGCGGCCATTCCTCCGACAAGACTTTGCATATCATTAAGGCGCTGTTGCTTTTCTGCTCTATCAATTGCTTTAATTTTATCAGAAGTTAATTGCGCGATCTGTATTTTATTCGCCCCTGCTAATTTCCATACTTCACTCTGTGTGAGTATTTGTTCTCGTTCCAAATCAAATTGACTTTTACCCAGTTCCATATACAGCGTATTAAATTCCATCCGTAATCTTGCCTGTTCTTCGTACTTCTTTTTATCGGCATCAATAAGAGTCTGCGCTCCTTCTGTTACTTGAAAACCACCTTCAAACCGTTGAGAAGTTGCAGCAAACTGAGAAGGTACGGCGGAAGGAGGCGGTGGAGGCGGTGCCACAGAACCGTCGGCTGGCACACCACCAATACCTTTACCACCAATAGATGGCGCTGCTGTTTGTACATTTTTAATTTCTTCTAATGAACGAGCCGCGGCTCTTGTAAGATTATCAAATTCTAACGCAACTCCTTTAAGAGCGCCTGTATCCCAATCTCGTTTTCCAGAAAATATATCAGCGAAAGTATTCATTACATCTCCGCCCGCTGTAATTTTTTTAGGAATTGCGCCAATATTCATATTAAAACGTTCAAGTTGCGTATTTAACAACATTAATCCAGCAACTGCCCAGCCAATTGGATGTGATCCAGTTAAAATTCCTACAATAATTCCAGTTCCAGCCGCGCCAATGACGCCATTGGGAAGAGAATTATATACAGTTATCATTTTTCCAATACTAGTTGTAATTTTATCAATGGTCGTTTCTATTTTTTGCGCAATTAATGCATCATTTTGTTCTACCCAAGCCGTCATTTTTTTAAGCACTTTATCAATTGCGGGTGCCAACTCTCCCCCCAACTTAATAGCTTGTTTTTCTACGGTATTTTTAAATGTTTCCCAGGCTTCCGTCAACGTAACTTTTTGCTTATCAAATGCTTCTTTTACTTCTCCTGCAACATCCCCCATTCCTTCTAAAATACGTGTAAACTCTTCACTTTGCTTCCCGGCCAATGCCAACATCACAGATAAAGATTCCATGCCACCAAACAGCAATGCCATCTGCTCGACATTCCCGCCCGTTGCTTTTGCCACTTCCTGAAGAAATCCATGCAAACCTTTTGTACGCAACGCCGTAGCATTAAATTCAAGACCAAGTTGTTTCGTTAGATCTTGCGCCTCTTTACTGGGTTTAATGATTGTCCCAAGTGCCGTAGCTAATCTAGCAGATGCTTCTGTTGTTTTAAACCCGCCCTTTGTCAAAGTAGCAAGCGCCGCATGCATTTCAACAACAGATACGCCTGCCGCAGAAGCGAT